GACCAGCAAGAGCTAAAATACGAATAGACTCGTTCTTGGCTTCGTCCTTGTCTTCTTCTGCATCTTCCCAAGATTCTTTTTCGTTGCCGTCATTATCAACATCAGTGAAATCTGGTTTAGCTGATTCTTTTGGTTCTTCATCGTCGGACATTTCTGCTTTATGGTCAGCCATGTCATGATCGCCGTCGCTGTCTACATCGCCAGGAACTTCGCTGGGCATCTCAGGCTGGGCATCACCTGCACCAACATATAGCACAGCTGGTTCACCTGTTGGTGCTTCTGCGTTGTGGTCGGCCATGTCATGGTCGCCATCACCATCTACATCCCCTGATGCTACACCGCCTACATTAATGCCTGCTAGGCGTAGGATACTTCCGATTTCATCGGCGCTGTCTGTAGTAACACTAATATTCTTGCCTGGCATAGAAATTGTTACTGACATTTGCTCGCCTGCGTTGTCTTGTGTCATTGCTTGACCCTCCATGTCATTCCAACATTCTTCTATGCCTTCTTTGGCCATTCGAATGCCTTCTACTACTGATTCTTGTTGCTTCTGATGATACTTTTCTGCATCAACTCTTCTCAACATAACGGCTGCTCTGTTAGTGATATCTTGAGGTGCATCTACCAGGCCAATGAAGGCCTTGGCAGCGGCGCCTACTTCTTGATAACTAGGACGCTGTCCTGACTTATGTTTACGAATAAAATTAGCCAAACGGGTTGTATCACTGGGATCCAAGCCTAACATTTCGGCAAATTGTTTAACATTGAAGCTGCCATGCAGTTCAACGCCGTCACGGTCATCTCTTGGATCGCTCATTTTCTATCTCCTTTTGGCATTTTAGGGTTTCTAGCACCACTCAAAGGACTTGTGCTTTGCTTTGCTTCAAAGTCTGGTCCGCTGTCCTTGGCGTCAGTTTTGGCTTCTGTTTTGACAATACTGGCTTTGGCATCTCTGCGAGCATTATCAAGATCTTTCAAAAGATTTTGATTGTATTTGTCTCCAGAAGCCTGGTCTGGGGAAACTGCATTTGCTTCGGCTTCGGTGTAATCTGTACCTGTAATTGGTGCTGTATTTTTCTCTGCTGGCTCTTTTTCGCTAGGCTCATCGCGACCAATAACTCGTAGTGTTCCTTCTGGAACAAAAAGCAAGCCACGCAACTCTGCTTCTAGAGTTGGATTGCTAACTGGTAAACGAGTTACTACATCAACAATTACAACTTCATGCCCGGCGTACTGCGGGAAATCCATTGGCTTTGCTTGTAACATGAGCTTTTCTGGACGGCTAACTTCAAGGGCGTCATATTTTTTCATGTGACGCTCTAGTACTTCAAGTTGCTTTTCAGAAGGCGAGAATATCATCTTTACACGATAACGATGTTCTCGCTGTAGTTGATTAATATATTCTAATAAACTGGGCATAATTAAATCCTCTCATGTGACTATTTATTATTACCCACACTCTTTAGGATGGCTTTTACAATGTCATTGCGATTGCCAACTACGCCTGCGCCTGTATCTGTTGCATCTAAAACATTACTGGATTCTTCTTTTTTATCGCTGTCTAGTTTTGCTTTACGCAATTGCAATTCAACCATTCTAAGCTTTTTGTCAAGCTTGGCTGTTTTTGCATCAACCGCAGTTTTTAACAATTGTGCGGCTACTTCAAAGATTTTACCAGCATTTCTATCATCAACATTAAATCCCAAATCCATCAGGCGTTCGCTTTGTTCTTGTGCTTTGTTAGCCAAGCTGTCCAGTTCGCGTTCGGCACTGGACATATCTGTTACTGTGGGCAAAGCAAGATCAACACGATTAGCCATGTCAATAGTGGCAACAGCAGTTTCCAGTTGTTGTTGAATCTCTTCTGGAATCTGCGGCTCTGTTTGAGTGTTCAGTTCAAGGTCAGTTTCCTCAATAGATGGAAAACCAAATACCTCTTCTAATTTTTTAGTCATACTATTACTTATGCCTGCAAAATTTCCCAATATGTAATTTTTGTGCTGGCATTTACAATCTCTAATGCTCCTGAAAGATCTGCACGATCATTAATTTGTACCAAACTACCTAGTTTAATATAGCCCAGTGCTAGCCTAGGATCATCGACTGCATACGGCCAATTTATCTTAGATTCGTAGTAAAATTTGTTAAACTTTTGCTTGGTGTCTTTTCCGCCGTTATAAAATCTCAATGAATGCGACGGTGATATACGACTTTGGCATACTATCTGATCTCTAGGACAGTTTACATCATTTGCTCCGGCAATTTCCATTGGATGACGGCCTACATGAGCATAGTGTAATGTCAAATCGCCAAACGAAAACTCTGGGCTAAAATATTGATAATCATCAGCATCTAGGTCTTCGTATAATGCTACATGGGGACAAACTAATACATACGGCTCTTTACTTTTTCTCAGTCCTAAGTCGATCTGATGAATCAAATCGTTGTATTCAAACAAAGTATTGAGACGATCAACATCAGTTTCAGTTGCTTCATGCTCAGGAAAATGTATGTGCAGCCTGTTAAAACTTTCAACTGGATTACTGCTGTCAAAGTATCCAGATATAGGTAAAGGCATCCAGGTGTTTAGTTTGTCAATTAAAAAGTTAAGCCTAGAAATTTTATCGTGTATCGATCTGGTTGTACCGTGCCACGGATCTAGTGTAGACCTCATCATTGATGAATGACACTTTGCAATCATTGCCGCCCATATACGAGCAGGCCGTATATCAAGCAACTGATAAGTGAATTTGTTGTTATCAAACCAAACTGAATATCTCATTACTTTCGAAGTTTTTTGGTTGGGTTAGTGTTGTTGTAAATATCTTCTTCAGTTAATACTCTAAATCTGGCGCCCATGCGCTTGCACCAAATCTGCGCGGCTTGCCATTTAACCATATTAAGTGCTACTGCGGCTTTATCCCGTTGGGTTCTTGCATGTTCCATGACTGTTTGCCCTTTGGGTTTAATTTCAATCAACTCTGCTTGTCTTCCTCGTTGATTTTGATAAACTACAAAAAAATCCGGCACATAGAATGTGTCCTTGCCAGTGAATGGATTCTTGTAAGGTATTCTTACATTTTCACTTGCCCACGACACTACGCTAGGATGATTATCGCAGAATCGCATAAAGGTCAATTCCCAACCACTGCGATATTTAGGAGTGCCTGACCCTACATATTTTTCGGGATGTATTAGCGTGTAAAATCCCTGAGAATAATTGTTTGCCATTATAGTTCACGCAATACCAGCGTAGATGCTTTGTTAAGCGCATCTTTCCTATAGCGAATTGTTGGTGGTAATGTTTTGTTAATGTAGTCAAGTACTTGTTGATCAACATCCAATTGGCCATTGACAATACTGGCATCTAAAAATTTTTTAAAATCTAAATCTAAATCCTGAGCAATTTTCCAAAACGATAAGACTATGTTTTCAGCAGAAACTCGACTCAACCCCAGTGAAGTAATTCGTTGAGTTGATTTATCAAATTCAATTTGAGATATTGTTTTGTATGTTGCCATGTGATATTTCCTTATCAACCACCTGGTGGTGCAGACGAAGTTGACCTATTCCTATTTTGTTGCTCTAATCTTTGTTGTCTTTCAACTGCTTCGTTTCCTCGAACATCGTTGGGTCGAGTTCGTTGAACCTCGCTGCCATTGCGAACAGGCGTAGGTGCAGGTTCTCTAGTAGTGCTGGTGCTAGTGCCATCGGTTCTTGTTACTCTAACTTGGCTTGGATATCTAGGCTGTTCTGCAGACGCACGGGCTTCAGCAATACGCCGTGCCGCGGCAGCAGATTGTGCGCTGCCAGTTACTGGAGGATTTTGTTCAAGATTTCTTAGATAAGCTTCTTTCCATGCTGGATTAAAGTTTGCATTACGCATGGATTCGCGTTCGTTTTCAATGACTGTTCGCTGTGCAGAAGTCAACGGTCTCTGTGGTTGTTGATTTGTTGTCGCTGGGGCATTCGGTCCGGTACTGGGATTACTTGTTGCCCCAGGTGGAACGCTTGATGACACACCAGTTCCAAATCCTTCAGCTTCCATTGAAGAGCCTGTTCCTCCGGGTGCATTGGTTTGATTGCGTGATGGCCAACTAAAGAAATTTCTAATGCGTTCGCCAATGCTTGGACCTGGAGGGTTTTGTGCTTCGCGCTCTCTTCTTAGTCGTTCTTGTTCTTCTCTGTTTCTACGAATTCTTTCGCCTTGACGCAACAATGTTGGATTTCCGTAGGCTGCGCCGCCGGCTGTCTCTAGTCCGCCTGCTTCGACCCAGCGGTTAGGTTCTGTTTCTGTCCTAGCGTCTGGAGGTGTTCTTCGCTGATTCTGGGGAGTAAAAGTTGAATTGGTTGTTCTTCTATCTTCTCTTCGCTGTGGCGCTGGTCTTGGTTGTCTAGCCACTCCAGTATTGGCCACTGGTGCTGGACCTTTGAAGTCACAATCATCAAATTCTAATTCTTCATATCTAACAGTAACGGTCCAGAGAACAACATCGCTGGTAGAATAATCTAGGGTATCGTGCTGGGCATCAACAATATATACATGTTTTAACTTGTACACTTTGTCACTGGCACCTGGCTCACTTAAATTTTTCATGCGAATTTCTAAGCCCATTGGCTTATGTTTTGGAGCCTTGCTTCCATCGGGTGCGTCAAATTGTTCTTTTACAAAATGCCAAATCAAGCATTCAGCTGACTTGTTGACTTGATCATAAAAGCTGATAGTAATTGGTTCCCAATTGAACTTGGTCTGGACAATAGTTTTATGATTGTAAACATTGATTATTTGTGTGTCGGTACTCCAGCGTGGTAACTCTACAGTTTTAGCAACCAGCGGCGGAAGTTCAGTCAAATTATTTGTCTTCCCATCAGTATCAGTTACAAACAATTCCCAGGCATATTTTAGATAAGGGAAGTTTTCACCTAGACCAATACCGCCAGCATGAGACTGCTGGCCTGATAATATCGTTTTCGTTGCGATGTTGCTATAAGTCATTTACAATATTGCTCCAATAGAAAAAGGGCGATTTCTCGCCCTTTTCATTTAGTGTAAGGGCAAGCAGTTTGCTTACACTTACTT